AGGAAAGCCATATGATTATGTAACTGTAGATACAGTAACTGCACTTGAGAGTATGATTATGCCGTTAGCAATTAAGTTGTATAAATCTACACCTATGGGTAAAAACTACCAAGGAGATAATTTAGCAACCCTTGCAAATGGTGCAGGATATTTATATATTCGTCAAGCATTTTTTCAAGTTTTAGATTTTATTGATACATTAGCACCTACAATTATTTTATCTGGTCACATTAAAGACAAGGTAGTTGATGATGATGGAGAAATGGTTATGGCAGCTAATATAGACCTTACAGGTAAAATGAAATCTTTAATTTGTGCCAATGCAGATGCTATAGGTTATATGTATAGAAAAGGTAGTAAAGCAATGTTATCATTTAAAAATACAGATGATGTTACATGCGGTGCTAGACCAAAACACTTAAGAGATCAAGAAATTGTTCTGACTGAAATGAATGACAAGAATGTCCTAGAAAATAACTGGGGACAAATTTTTTTAAACAAATAATAAAATAAAAAACACATGGGATTAAGTACAACTGACTTAGGAAATGGTGGTAGCACGGGGCTACCCAAAACAATTGCACCTGGCAATCACACTTTAAAAATTAATGATATTAAATTAGAGGAATATTCTTTTATTCCTGGTGCATATCATATTGTAATGAATGTAGAAACCCAACCAATAGATGGATTTGAAGGTTTCTTTAGAGATAAGAATGATGAAAGTCTTGGTAGATATGAAGGTCAAATTGGTAGACTAAAAGCAGGTCAATATGCATTTGCTAATGGTGAAACAAAATCTGGTATTAAAATAGAAAGAGATAGATCTATTTTAATATTTTTACAAAACCTTTCAAAGTCATTAGGTATTACTGAATGGTTTCTTGAACAAGATAATGCACATGATACTATTGAAGATTTTGTAAAAGCATTTATAGAAACTGCACCTTATAAGGATAAGTTTCTTGAATTCTGCGTTGCAGGTAAGGAGTATATGAGTAAGTCTGGTTATGTAAATTATGATTTACATTTACCAAAAGCATCTAAAGGTAAGTATGCTTATGGTGAAGTTGAAGGTGGTAAAGTTTTATTTTATGATGAAAAAATTCATTTAAGAAAACTTGAAGTTAATAATGTATCAAAATTTGGAGATGAAGATCTCTCTCTATCATCAGGAAATGATGATTTTAAGTTAGACTAAGTTCAACAAATATAAAGAGGGAGAGATGTTATGTTTCTCCCTTTTTATTTAAACTTAGTTATATGATATCAACTAAAAATTTAATTTCTAATATTAATGATGTAAAAAAAGAATGGATATTTGAATACTATCTTAATCTTGAAGAAAAACTTACTGGGCAAGATATTAAAATGCTATCAGTATTTAATGTAAAAGATAAAGTACCATCAATGTTTATATACTATGATGTAAGTTCAAATAACTATAAGTTTAAAGACTTTTCTTCTGGTAACCAGGGGGACTGTATTGAATTAGTTCAAAAATTATTTAATTTAAATACAAGAGGTCAATCTATTAGTAAAATAATAAGTGATTATCAAGAGTTTATCATAAATAATAAAGCAAGTAGTGACATTAAGTTTCAACATCATGATAAGTTTAAAGTCACTGATTATGAGATAAGACATTGGAATAATCTTGATGAAGCATATTGGACTGATTATAAAATTAATTCTAATATTTTATCAAACTATGATGTACATCCATTATCATATTTTATAATGTCAAAAGATAATTTAGATGGTAGCATTAAAGAGATAAAGTTTTCTAAACCTTATTTATATGGTTACTTTAGAGAAAATGGGGATTTATATAAAATCTATCAACCTAAAGTTGCTGTAAAAAAGTTTATCAAAGTAAAGAATTATATTCAAGGTTCTGATCAGTTAAGTTATAAAAGTAAATATTTAATTATAACATCTTCTTTAAAAGATCTTATGGTGTTTAATCAACTAGGTATTCAAAATATAGAAGCAATTGCTCCTGATAGTGAGAATACTATGATTAATGATCTAAAGATGAAAGAATTTAAAAGTAAGTATGATAAAGTTATAGTTTTATTTGATTTTGATGAACCAGGTAAAGAAGCAGCTGAAAAGTATAATAAAAAATATGGGTTAAAATATATATTACTACCTTTAGAAAAAGATTTATCAGATTCTGTAAAAGAACATGGTATAACTAAAGTTAGAAGTTTATTATTTGAAACTTTAAAAAATGCACTTAAAGAGTAAAAAAAGTCCGTGGTTATATGAAGGTAAAGAATTTGATGACAAATTAATACCTAAAGATGCTATTGGCTTTGTATATGAAATGCAAGCTATTATAGACGGTAAGCATGTTAAGTATATTGGGAAGAAAAACTTTTATTCTAAAAGAAAAAAGAAGTTTGGAAAAAAAGCTCTAGCTGCTATGACAGACAAAAGAGCTAAGAAATATACAATTGTTACTAAAGCAAGTTATGCTGACTATTATAGTAGTAATGCAGTCTTAAAAGATGCATATAAAAAAGGAATAGTTATACATAGAATTATATTAAAAATATGCTATTCTAAGACAGAACTGACATATCAAGAAACTAAGTATCAGTTTCAACATGAAGTTCTAGAAAAAGATGAATACCTAAATGCTAATATTCTAGGTAGATTTTACAAACAAAAATAATTATGAAAGAAAGAGAATTACAAAGCCTTCTTTTAAAGTTGGCTGATGCAGACGTGCGTCAATTAGTTTTTACATATGAGGGGTCTGGGGATAGTGGTTTTATTGATCAAATTTATGTTTTAAAAACTGCAATGTCACATGAAGATTGTTTAGATGAAATGTATATAGAAGATTTTATACCTGATAATCATGTTATATTACAAAATCATTTTAATCATGATATAGTAAAAGATGTTGAGAATATGGCTTATAGACTAGTATTGGAAGATATAGAAGATTGGGTTAATAATGATGGAGGATTTGGATGGGTTGTGATGGATATACCATCTGGTAAAACACATGTTAAAAATACTGTTAGATATATGGAAACAGAAACATATGATCATAAAGTAGATCTTAATGAGAAACTTCATAAACTTTATAGATAGTGGCACATCCTAGACAACATGCTAAATCATCAGTTAAGAAGTGGGGTGGTAAGCAGGAAGATTATGTTGATATACATAATTGGTTTGATGAAACTAAAGCCTGGGTAGGTCATTCTATACACAGAATGTTTAGACATCATAGTGAAGGGATCTTTGAGTGTGAAAAAATATTTGGAGAATCTTTTATTAATTCAGATGGTAAAACTGTATATACAAGATATGTTGGAGAACAGCATGTTAAGGAAGATTGCTTTGGAAAGATTCCAAGTGCAAAAGAATGGGTAGATAATTTTCATAGCCCAAAGGAATGGATGGTAAGAACGTTAAAAATTGAAGATTAATGGAAAAATTAAAATTTAGTAAAGAAGAAGTAAAAAATTTACATAAGATGTTGGTTTCTTCAGATGAGGAGAATCACACAATTGCACTATCAGGTTTGCAAGGTATTGATATTAAATCTAGTATGGGCGAATTAATATTATTATATAAATATGGTAATGCACATCCTGATGCATGGCAAAATAACTGCCCCTTGGTATTTAAAGAAGTCTCAAAACTAATGGGAGAATTTAAATCAGGATCTCAGACACTAACTATAATGACTGAGAACAATTGTAGTAAAGAATCTATTGAATTATTTTTAGAATTCTTTATGAACGACATAAATGGTTTTCTAAATGATATGGGTTACCCTATGGATAAATTTTCATTAGATATAAAATTAAAAGAATGATAAATAAACAAGAAACACTAAGTAAAACGTCTAAAGATTTAATGTTAAAAGAACCATACTATGGTTTTTTATTACTGATGTTAAATAAACTATGGACAAAAATTAAAATACCTACAGCCGCTGTATGTAAAAACGGTATTAATTTTCAACTAATAA